GTAAATCTCTACTCCATGTATCAACTATACCATTTTCGTCTGTGTCTTGTGTCAATGTGGGGTCAAGTGCCATATTTCCGATTACTGTGTAATCTTCTTGCAAATGTATACATGCTTTTTCTTCTGCTACGCTTGCGGCAGTTTTCAAGGCCGTGTAATTGTCAGAAGTCACACCAAACCAGTTAAGATACACGTTATTGTTGCTCATAGTTCCGGTAACTGTGCCGGAAAATATCTGCTGTTCTGGTTCCGCTTTGATATACATTCCCGACAAATCGAACGTTCCGCCTGCAACTTGTATCATTGCGCCGTCGGCAAATTCCAATCTTACACGTTCGTAACTTCCCGAAAAAACAGTAGTTACAATGTGCGTGCCTTTCGGCAAAAGAATTCTTATGTTTCCCTCGTTTTCTGCTATTATTCTTGTAAGCGTCGATGCTAGGTCGTTAACGCCGGGTGTATAGTCGTCAAGAATGATATTTGTTTTCATTGCTTCGACATCGTCAATTCCAACCTCATTAACCACAGAAATTACATCACCTGTCAGGGTCGAATAGAATTCTAGATTTCCGTCTTTGTTGTAGCGTGTGTCTACAGCTTTTGCAATGTACTCCTGTTCAAGCCTACATTTGCCGCTCTTGACAAGTTTTAACCCTCTTTCAGGCGTAGTGTAGATTATTTCTCCCACCTGTCTGAGTGTTTGGTCAACCTCTCTATACTCGCTTGTTACTATATATTTGTTAAGCCCCAAAGTTCAAACCTCCTTTAGGGAGGGTTAACCCTCCCCGTGGATTATGGCTGTACATCTGTTTTTGCTGCTGCAACTTGCTGCTCAGGCGTATATCTTCCTTCGCCTCTTATCAGCGTCGCACCTGTCAAAGTTGCTGCTGCATTTGTCACCCTCACTGCTACGTGGTCAAAGCCGTTCGCATCGTCCAGGAATGTGCAATCGCATTCAACATACCCAATTGCACTTAACGTTGACGGTACCGCTACAGCACCGGCACTTGCGGAAAGTGTAATAGTTGTTTCACCCGGTTCGTCGACTGTAAGAGTTATAACTCCGCCGTTTACACTTGCGGTAACGCCCGGCACGCCTACGATTGTACTGTTGATTTTTGCAGCAAGATTAGTTGCGGAAGCTCCTGCGTTCGCACCTACCGCATAAGTCCTACTATTTACGCCACCGTCAGCATCTGCGGCGGTGAATGTTAATCCGTTCACTGTTACGGTATCGTTTGCGACATGAACCAATGCACTTGTTATTAATGCGCTAGTTACATTTGCGTTTGCTGTTATAGTTGCGGCGTTGTTAGTTATTACTTTCGCACCTGTTCCAGATGCATCCTGTGCCTGCATAACCTGTATTACGCTTGTTACTCCTGCCGCCATAGCTCCGACAGTCACAACAAAAAGAGCCTTTCTATATCTGCTCATTCCGTAATATCTGCTAGTGCCTGCATTGTTAAACGATGCAGGCACTACAGCTATATCAAATTTTGTATTTTCACTTAATAGTTTCATATCAAAATACCTCCCAAAATTATTGTAATACTACAAATGGCGATACTGTGCTTACTCCATCACGCTGTAGGAGTGGAGTTGTAAGCCATGGCTGACCATCTACGTTCCAGAACGCTTTTATTGTTGTTCTGTTCTGTGTGAACAATGGGTGTTCGCTCATGGATATTGATATTCCCGAGCCGTCCTTAATCATGTAGTAGTCAAGGTCGACAAGAACCAAGTCGCCTTCGCCACCTAAAACCGGGCTTTGGTCGTTCAGTTGGAACGGAATTCCAAGCAATGAACCGGGCGCCCCTTCTCTTGCGTTCGGCTGCCATACAAGGTTATTACCAGCGTCAACCATGGTCATTAGCTGCGGTAATACTGTCTGCGAACCTATCCACAATAATCTGCCGCCAAATTTTGCACGAGCGAACATTGCTATTACATCATTGTAGCTGATCTGATTTGCTACCGCTCTTGCTATCGTAATAGCTGCAGGATGTCCAATAATTCCAAGTGGTTTTCCTACGCCATCGCCTGTGAAAAACGCGTCCTCCTCACTTGCAATTATAGCTTTTCTAAGCAAACTCATAACCAAAGCCCCGGCAGCCGCACTATTACGTAGCAACTTATCAGTTAACACTGTATGCCCTGCAACTTCTTGTGGTTCAAGCTTGATATCGCGGAAAGTTGGCTCGGTTTCTGGTTTTGCTTCGCCCTCACCTATCCATCTAACAGTAACGCCGGAATAAACGCCTTTCGCTCCCGACTGGTCGAGTGCTGGGATTGTTATTGCAGAATCTGGTGGGTCGCCTGCAGGAATAACTTGACAACGAGGTCTGAATATTGCAGTCTGATCTTGCACCATTCTTATGTTGTAGTCAAATTGTTCCGGCACAATGAAACCGCCGGAAGCACCGACACCCATTGACAACGCACGGTTTTCTTTGTTGTCAGATAGTTTCCTTTTCAACGCATTGTCGTTCGGATTCCATTTCACGGTCTGAAGGAATTCACCGAATTCACGGTACTCATTCGGGCCTGGTTCTTTTGCCCATTTTACTTTTCTTTCTTCGTAAGAGAGTTCTTTTTCTTCTTTGTCTTTTGGCTTTTCGATTTCTCTTACTTCGATTTCATTTGCGGCTATTTTTTTTGCCATTGCCTCACGTTTTTCAATCTGTTCTTTTTCGGCGTCAAGCTCCCTTAACTCTTTCTCAAGTGCTGTAAGGTCTACCTCTTCGGTACCCTCTAACAATCCTCTAATTTCCTTCTTTCTTGCTTCGATTTCTAACAATCTTTTATTCATCTTTTCTTTCCTCACTTTCTCATAGTAGTGTTTTGAGTATTAATTTTTTTCGCAATTGAGCAGCGTCCGCCGCTTTCTGCTCTTTCTCTCTCTCCAGATCAAAAAAGCTCCTTGCACTAATAGATGTATCATCGTAAGCGGGAATGTCCACCGCCGAAACGTCGTATAATTTTTTCACCTTGCGAATTGTACGCATATGATTCTCAGAATCGTAAGCCGATTCGCGAGTTGAAAATTGAAAACTCATGCGGTCTATGTATCCACCTTTGATTTCTTCGTATAGCCGCCTGCCTTCTTCTGTTCCGTCAAGTCTTGCCCTTATGTACAATCCTTTGCTGTCTGTGCTTAGTTGCAAGGTCTTATTCCTAGTCCTTGCCATAACTTTCCCGCGGTGGTTGTAATTGAAAATTACGTCGCTTAGGTCGGCTTCATCAAAAGCCCTGTCATCAATCTGCTCTTTGTACTCAATGCCGTCGTATTCCCATAACACCGTTGGGCTGTTGAATGTGGCAGCGTACCCTTCAACATACAATTCTTTGTTGTCCTCTGCTGATCTGATTTCAAAGTTGACAAAATTTCTACATTCCCTCTCCGTTTTCTGATTCTGCTGGTTCTGTGTTTGGCTCATTTGTGTTTTCCTCCTTTCCTTTGTCGCTTACTACTGCTGTATCTAGCCGCCTTAGTGGTTTGTCGCCACCCTCTATAGGTGGTAAATTAAGCACTAACCTCCACTCATTCGGGGTCAATGCTCCTCTATCAACCATTTGTACCAAAGCAAGTTTGGAACTCATGCTAGCGTATTGCAACGAGCTTGATTCAAAGATAATTTTGTTGCCAAATCCCTTTTCCCGGGCAGAAAAAAACGCCTGTGTGAAGGCGTTTGATAATTGTAAGGCAATAGGTTCAATTTCCGATTCAAAAAATGCGTTCCATTCATCTTCTGTGTAATTGTTTTGCACAATTGCGTTGTTAACTCCAAAATAGCCGTATAGTCTTTGTGTTCCCTCTTTCATTTGTGCCGCGTTTGGTACAAAATTGTTTTCTTTGACCTGTTCAAGATCGTATCTCGGGTCGGATGATGCAGCCCCACCTTCATTTTCGATCGAGAGATAATTCTTTTTGAATTCTGCAATCTGCTTTTTCACATCTTCGGGTTGCAAAATACTTTTGAATTTCATTATCCACTTTATTACTGATGCACTTTTTACGGCTGCGACGATCGATTGATCTGTATAGCCAATGACCTCCATCGGATTTTTTAGCGGCTTTGCACTGGATTCCCCAAAAAAATCATTCTCAGCAAAATCTTTTCGAAGATGTATTAAGTCCGTGTAAGACACTGCCATTCGTTTGCCTGTCCAAAACTGAAACCTTACCCACACTTCACCTTTAACCTCAAG